GTCATTATAGGCACGGGGTCGGGTGCCTGTGGGGTGGTCCTGTGCCACTTTGCCAACTGGTTGGGCAGCCGCGATTCTCAATAAGAAAGTTTATTGAGAATCAGAACATTTGCTCTTAAATTATACCATATGCTCCAACAATCCCCAGTTGTGAATCTCAAAATCAGGGCGAATCGTTTGGCATTTCTTTAGTGCTTCCTCAGCAGTTTCTGCCAGGTAGCATAACGCATCGTGATAGTTGTTGCGCTTGTGAACACCAACGAAGAGGAACTTGTATTCTTTCATTATATTCTCAGTAGCGGGAATCGTTCATGAACTCTTTATACACTTGGGCAACTTCTTCCCAGTGGTAGTCTTTCAGGTCACCACATTGTGCTTCCATGAAGTCATAAACCATACCCCAATCGGCATCGGTTTCCATAACGAACTGAGGGAGACTTGCGAGAGCAGAGTTAAACATTGCGTTTTTGTTCATGAGAGTATGATAGGGCATCGGTTCGGCGTTCTGTGGGTCAGAGGGGACAGTCCCTCAACCGACCACCAGGTCAGCGATGGCGTCCATACCATCGACCCATTCCCACTTGGTAATCTGAACCTCAGCGGGCACCTGACGGCGCATGTCATGCTGACGCTGGAGTCCGACAGCGAACTCCTGGTTCTCCATGTAGGGACCGATGTGGTCAACCTTAACGACCCGACCAGAGAAGGTGGTCCAGGTACGGCGGATGTAGTAGTTGGTTTCGTTTGTCATGTAGACATTATAGGCACGGCAACGCCGCGACCGCGAGTCTGAGTGGACAGTCTGCCAACTGGTCGGGCGGCTGACCTGAGTATAAAGAACTCAGAAGGAGTAGTTAACTACATTTTCCTCACACTCTTTACGACGAGCATGAGTAAAGTAGTCGGTCTTATCTTTACCACCACTTTGAGTGTACATGTTGCGAATGTAGAAGTCAAACCCACGATCATCCTCTTGCCACTCATCCTCCATCTGATACATCTTCAGGATGGTGTTAAGTTCCTCAGTGAGTTTGCTATACATTTCACGCTTCTTTTCACTCACAACATCATCAGCAAAGAACACTGTAGTCTCATCATACTTCTTACTGGAAAAGATGTAGATAACACCACGCTTCGGAAGTCCACCGTTATAGGTAGGAAATGCCTGCTTTGAAGACTTACACTCTACGTCGTAAGTCTTACCCTCATGATGTACACGAAAGTCAGGAGAGTTTTGAATACCATTGGGTTGATATTCGTAGGTGAGGTTATGCTTCTTCAGCAGATCTTCAACTTGATTCTCATGCTCTGGATTGTCCTGAGAGTTACCAGCGTAACGAAGTTTCAGGCAGTCAGAGAAGAATTGGTTCAGTGCGGACATCTGGAAAATTCCTTTCCTTGATTGATGAAACTAAGATAACCCACGAACGGGGGGCATCGCAACCCCCCTTGTGACACTACGGCAACTGTCCCTGGGGAGCCGCCGATTCTCAATAAGAAAGTATTATTGAGAATACGAACTAGTTAGTGTCAATAATCGGTGTTCCCGTTGATATAACGCTCAACGTCGAAGGTATCATCTTTCTCCCATTCTTCCTTGTATTCAATTACATCGAAGATTTCACCCTGAGAATCATTAATTTCAGCGAACAGTTCTTCAAACATTTTTGAGTCATTTTTGACGACCCATAAAGAATACCCCACCAGGAGACCCAGTGGGGCAATCAGTGGACACCTCAAGAACTGTCACACTCTACCAGAGTTCGATATCATTCGTGGTAACATAGACGGTCTCATCACCTTCTAGACCTAAGATATCATTCCAATCGAATGATTCTAAGTCGAGATCATCATAACACTCTATATCTAGAGTAACACGTACTGTGCGCTTTGTAGATGCATACATGGCGTCGAGATGTGTGTATGTGTACTAGATTATATCATGCATAATGCTTATACGCAAGCGCATCATAATCTTGCGCGTCGCGTGTGTATTCCTCGTCTAGATCGTCATCTAGATGTGCGTGTGCAAATGATTGTACCCACGTGTCATATGTCTCGTCGAGATCATGTGCATAATCATGCGTGTAGGTATAGTCGAGATCGTAGTCGTCGTACATAATCCTCGTCGAGATTCGTGTATATTATACTGATAACTCGTCGAGATGTCAATCTAGTTTAGATGTGTGTCTAGTCTAGATCTGATTATAAGTCTCGTCGAGATTCATAACCATTATTTATAATACTCGACTAGATTTTATGTGGGTTCCCTGATTTTTCGCCGTCCCCGTGGGTTGACAAACTGCGCGTCTTATGATACGCTCGCTAAACTCACAACGACCCAGCACCTTTCTATAAGATTTAACAGAAGGTTTTAGAGAACATAAAACACAAGACCTGGGCACCTTTCTACAAGGTTTAACAGAAGGATTCAGAAGGTATTATACACACTATTCTCAACTATTATTGCTATTGAGAATCAATAAACACAACAAACAGTTTCATATTTATTTTGATATTAAATAACCTTTTTTTACCTATTTTTATACAATAACTGTATAATTCAATACATTTTGGTTTAAGGTTTCTTATCCATCGACCTTATTGGTTTTACAGGTGTTGTACCTTTATCATACCTTTCTTTATCATTAACAATACCTTGACCTTTTAACTTAAGTTCTCTCTTCCACTGTTCTCTATATCCTTCTACAAACTGTTGAAAGGTTTTCATAATTCAGTTCCTCCTCCTAACAGATCCTTAATAGGAATACCTGGGTATTGAAACTCCTTATTCTTCCATACAGGTTTCTTTTCTTTTGGTTTACCAGTAGGAAGAATTGGTGTATTATGATATACGTTCTTCTTAGGTAATACCTGCCTATAACGGAAGTTTATATCAGGAATAGGGTCTTTGACATTCCTTGTAATCGTCTGAAAGGTTACAGGTTTTTGTTTAGTTGAATGTGACTTTCTTTCTGCTTCTGAATATGCTTCTAATACAAACTCCTTATAACTCTTCATTTTAAGGCGCTATCCGACTCGTAAGAACACTCGGAGTATTTATTGTGGATCGGAATACCTATGCTCTTGTGACTTATAAGTATCTTGAGGATTACGGGATTTAATGTATATCAACTCATGCCAATACTGTGGATAACACACTACACAACAATGAGTCTTCTTATGAAAGTGAACTAAATCATCTGGTTTATCCTTTACTGAAATCTCAATAGTACAATACTCTGCGTCTACAAAATACACCCAACCCTCTATATCAGTATGAGAGTTTTGCCACCTTACATAATCATTCAGTTTAGGCAAATAAGAGTTGCTCAAGGGGGTTGAGATTGAGTTGCATTGCTGAGTATGGAGTGGTGTCATTGATGTCAACAGGTTCTCCTACTTTTGTTGAATTGATTGGGGCATAGTATTGTTGTTTCTTTGGGTTGTAGAATCCCCAGATACAACGAACGTCATCACCATGATTGTACACAAACCCAGGATTACATACAGTCCAAATTGAAAGAATAGAAGACGTTTTAGAAACAACCTCATACCTATATCCTTTTGGAGGTTTGTGAATGAATGTTGAGGGTAATTCACTGTTCACGGATTACACGCAATCGCTTTGGATTAACACCTTCATTAACCAAATCATCATACTTTTGTTTTGCTTGCTCTTGTGTCATGCCAGTACAATGAATTGATTCATCTGCCAATGCCCAACCATCAGTGAATAGTTGTTCAATTTTATAAAGTTTAGTCATGTCGTAAAAGCGTCGATAATTCCAGATTCATAGTCATCAACCAAAGCAAACTTTTGTGCCTTGACGATATTTGGCATGATACGATCCTCATACCCTGGTACATTTAGTTCACTCTCATCGGCACATAAATTAAATGCCTCAGCATCAGAACCAGCAATGAGATTTACTACTCCACCATACTCAGATTGTGGAAATGGAACCCAGTAATCGACAATATAAAGCGATTTCATTTTAGTTTGCTTTTGACTCCTTCATTTTAATTGAATGATTTAAGTTTGTCAACTGACGATTGAGTTCATATTGAATACCATAAAGTTTGCCACACATATAATTCTCATAAGCATTTCCTTTGAGAAGTGACAATAAATTATTCACTTGCATTTGAGCAAGAATCAGTCGTTGTTGTTCAGTCACAGAAACTCACTCATGTAATAATCAACAGTTACCTCTAATTCTGCCGCCTTCTTTTCATAAAATTGATTCGTATATTCCTCTGCTTCTTTCCACTGTTCATAAGAATGAATGTTCTCCTCAGCATGATTCATAAAATCAGCAAAAGCAGAAAGAAACTGCTTAATGTCTTCGTCGTTCATTTTAGAATGAAGGTTCGCAGTCATAGTTCAAATAAACTGTTGATTGGTCCATGTTGTCATACACTTCTTTCAAACGATTATGAAGTGTACTTACACTGCCATATTCTCTGGCAATGAGATTTTCATCACGATGTGATAAGAGTTGTAGAGCAGAAAGAATAACACCTAATTCATGAACATTAAGTGGAATACTCTTTTCGTGAGTCATAATTACCTCATCTCTTCAACTCTAATTATATCACATCAATCGCTGAAGGTCTTCCACTACTTGTTTCATTGCTGACTTCGCATATCCAGTCGCATAAGGATAACCTTCATTATCTGGATCCTCTGGTGCCGTGTAACAAACGTTGATGGCATTTTGTAGTTGCCTGATCATAACATTGATCTCATCCTTTGTTACATTGAGTTCACACACAGTAGAGTTCCTCCTGTTGTTGACGTAAAAAAGAAATGGTTTGATTGATGTCGTTCACTTCCTGTAGAAGTTTTAACTTACGCTTTGATAATTCAATAATACTTTTATCAAGTTCACCAATGTGCATCTCACGTTGAAAAGAAATCGTTTTCATTACAATCCTTTGATAACAGAAATAACAGAAGACTTTTTAGGTCGTTCGTAATGACGACGACGCAATTCTCTACCAGATGGATACTTAGCAGGTTTTGATTGTTTGATTTGAAGATTGTCCTTCGGATTCATTAAGTGCTGCATCAGACAAGTGCCTCCATTTTGATACCTTTGTCAGCAAAAGTATCAGCAACCATACCACAAAGAGCAGTTACTTCAAACTCACTCAAATCCCACAGTTCACCAGCAATTTCAATCTGCTCTTGAATTGATTCGCTGATAGACAGCATCATAGCAAGTTGTTCTTGGTTCATGTCAACAGTAACAGTGATTTGGTTTTCCCAAAAGTCAACCCAGTCGGCAGTAGTGGCGGCAGTGATAGTCATCAGTAGTTGATTGTTTCAGGGGTGAATTGAATACAGTATAGGATAACACCTAGGGGGTTGAAACCCCCAGGGTTCCACTTGTTCAACTGGTACAGTCCAGAAGGTTCGGGCACCATGCCGTAGTGTATTCTTCCTCAGCACCTTTAGCACCCATAAAAGTATCCAACCATTCACCATACTCTTCATAGAGTGCGCGAATGTTACCTACATCTTCCAGTTCATCACCCTCAACGTAACTATCACACAATGCGATGATGTGTTCACACTGGTTTTCAATCATTTCGATGCGTTGGTCGTCAGTGAACTCAGTCATGAACCTGTCTGTCGATTACTTTGTAAGTATAGCAGCACCAAGGGGTGCTGGTGGGGGTCAGGTGGACAGTTTCTGGAACCGTCCACTCCTAAAATTTACTGCGCTGAACACCTCCCGATCAACTAATTTGAACATACCGTATTGATTGCTCCTAACATAACCTTCACCGTCAATATTCTCCCCTCCAATATATGCTTCAGGACCATTGTTGGCACATACGGATAACATATCCATCTTAATCGTGTGGATTAGTTTCCAAAAACGCATAAGGTTGACATCGCAGTCGGCAGCGGTCGCTAGTGCCTCCGCGTCCAGGACAGCATCGACTTTTAGGAAAGTGTTGATAACCTTCTTGATCTTCTCTGCTTTCTTAACATCGACAAACTCACACATTTGTGACATCTGCCGTGCGAACTTCACAATGTCAATGAAGTTCTCTTCGTACATCCATGCCGAAGGTTGAACAAAACGACAGGTTTTTGTGCTGCGAAGATTTAACTCAAAGTTCCAAGATGATAGAGGATGTGCCTCAGCATCACGCAAATCCGTATCAGTCGTGTAGAACGTATGGGGTGCTATGATGATGTTCTCATTAACAATATCATCAAACACATAAGTGATAGTATTCGGTTGGTAGGAGTTATCACCACCGAAACCGATGAAGTCACCTTGAACAATACCTTCAGTGCGTGGCAGATTATCAAGTGCGTTGTGTAGAATAATTGCTACAGCACCTTCATGGTTTTGATCAATCTCCTCATGAGTATGATTGATTTTAATCTTTACTTTGTTGAATACACTTTTAGTACCCACAAAGAACTCACCATTGGCAGGATTAGTACCCCAGACAATAGCAGGCGCACCGTCAATCTTCACCGACATTGTAGACGGTGAGATAAACCAATCTAGGATAGAAAGATCACCAGTAAGAATGGTGTCTTCAGGATGCTCAAGGTGAAGGTTTTTCATTTCAGAATGATACGATAGTCAATGGAATTGATGCACCAACCTGATGCACTTGTGATCTCTTCTACAAGGTCGTCACCATCATCTGCCTCCCAGAATGTACCGATGTAATCTTCATACAAATCAATACGCTCTTGCTCCGTTAGTTCTTCCTCAGCAGCATCACAATCAAGGTCAAACTCTATCTCAGTGACTTGAAATTTCATCAGAATAACTCCAACTGAGCAAACATTAGGTGGTCGTCACAACTATCAGAGTCGTGAAGGTCAAGCATATCAGTGTCAACATGCTTGACCAGTTTGCTGAAAAGAAAGTCAACAAACTCATGATCTTCTTTAGAAAACATTAGTCCAGCGATTGTGTTGTGTAGCAGTGATGCGACCTTCATTCAACATGTTATCACACACATTGACGAAGACTTGAAACTTTTCTTCGCGGGTGAGGCAGTAAGGAACAGCAGTAGTCTTTACAACCTTAAGGATTTGTGCTTTAGTCATCATTCTTCCACAGGCATCAAACCCTCTAGCACTTCCTCATCATAGAGTTCTATAACCTCTCCCTTAATGTCTTCTTCAGTACAGTCTTTGTATGCGTCCATCAACATATCAAAGCACATTTGACACAAATCATCCATATCCATGCCATCAACAATCATATTGGCATAGTTTTCTTTCAGTTGGTTGAGTTGCTCGTTGTTCATGATGTTAGGGTCAGTGGGAAATGAAACGAAAGACATTAGTTGTTGTTACCAAACATTTCAGCGAAAAGGTCAAGATTCTGATTCTTGTACTTTTCATTGTTCAACCAAATCTCTTGCTCAATCCAGGCAACTTCTGCCCGTGCTTTAAGCAAACGCTCGCGGAGTTCGTAGTTACGTTGGTTGCGTTCGGTGATGGTCATGTGTCCTTTGCTGATGGTCTTATTATAGGATGCCTAGGCGCTTGAGCAACCAGGCGTGTACCAGTTCGGGGAGTGTCACAGGGTCACCAGCGAATGTAAGTGTGGTCGGGATAGATTCCCATTTCTTCACAGCGGCACTCATAAGCAATCCGCTTCAGCAACTCAATGTCCATATCCTCAATCTCATCAAGGATAGTGTGGCGGATTTGAGCGGTTTGAGTGTCGTCAGAAACAAGTGCCATTGGGTTCCTCCCCCGTTGATGTCCTTATTATAGGGCACCCAGGCGCTCCCAGATGCCCTTGTGGTGCCACTTCTCAGACTGGC